TCATGATCGCCTCCTCCAGATAGACATTCCGAGATCACCACGCAATTTTTGAGCCGACTTTTTGATGAATTGCTCTGGTGAGGGGCATCTTTTATCAAAGCCCATTTCCTTCCATAGTGCCTGAGACTCCTGTGTGTCATCCTTGTGGCTGTACGCATCTGCAAGAGCTATCTGCATCTCACGGTAAACATCTTCTGGTGTCGTATTATTTTCGATGGCAACTTGTTTCAGAATCTTTTGGAAATTCATAATTTCATCCTCCGTTAGAGTTTGTACTTGTTCTTTAGAACTACTTTAACATAAAATGACTGTCGGTGGATGGCATCTTTTGTCGAAATTATAAAAATTCTATAAAAAGAAAGAGAGCCTTTACGGCTCCCCTGATATTTCTTATTCTTCTGTCAGAATGCGGAATGCATTCAGGATCTTCATTCTCTCCCGATGCGGCAGATGAGAAATCCGATTGGATAGCTCACAGGCTGCGCTCTCCGTGGCATGGTCAACTACATCAATCAGCAGTGAATCTGCGGAAACGCCCAGTGCGTTTGCGATGGCTACAAAAGAATCCAGATTGGGAATCTTAAGACCTCGTTCTATTACGCTCACATGAGTGGGGCTGAGATCGACCAACGCTGCCAGTCCTTCCTGTGTTAGTCCCTTTGCCTCACGGGCAGCTTTGATCCGTTGTCCAACAGCTTGTGCGTCCATCTCGTCACCTCCTCCTTTAGAACTATTTCTCGTTCCTCTTTAGTATATCGGTCATCTTCTGTGTAATACAGAAGATAAAGAACATGAAATAGTGCTAAAGAACGAATTGCGTGAATTTATCTGTATTCCGATCCGCGGTGTTTGGGATGGATATATTTATGTATATGAAAATGGGTTTGACTGCTTTCGAGTAGGTTTGGACTGTTTTTTTTGATTGGATCTGCTATAATTTTGATAAGCAGATGATCAACGCCAGCAGAATAACATCTCAACAAGGAAGGTGACTGGTTTGGACAATGAATTTTTTGTGGACAGCAGGGATTATCTCTATCAGCCATTTAGCCATGAGGGTTTTTCCGGGCAACTGCTTTTGGCAACTCCGGTAGAAGAAGGTCTGGCACCTCTTATCGTAAAGCAGGAACAGCCATGTTCAGCCTGCTGTGAATTCGTATATTCCCGGCTCGCAAAGGAAATGCAAATTCCGGTTCCGCAGGCGTTCCTGGTAAAAAAGAGCGCCCGCAAAGAGAGCTGGCCGTTTAAGACACCTTATGTTGTTGGAATCACTTACTTGGAAGGACTGCATCCATTCACAACGGAAGACCTGCAAAATTCTATCAATATGGCTTTTGAGTATGCCTGTCACTATGCTTTGGCGGTCATGTTCGAGCAAATTGATGCGGTGCAGATAGCAGCAACGCCTGACGGAAATCTTGTTGGCTTTGATTTTACGGATTGCTTCCGTCTTAGTGATTTGACCGAAGCAATATTAAAAAAGCAGGATACTTTGCTAATCCATTTCCTGAAAATGCTACTGAACGCATTCAAACAGGATGATTTTTCATCTTCTGCAAGACTTGGTGCTGAAGTGGTTGCGAAGCATCTTGGCGTTCCTCAGATACCGGCAGTATACCCATTCTACCTTGAGCCGATGAAGCGATTCTGTAGGATTGGAAATGAGCAGATCAAAGAGATTTTGGAAGCACTGGATGAGGTGTATCCGGTGGCAATCAGTGTATATTTTGAAGAATACCTGGCTGAATTAAAGCTGAAAATCAGCAAGTATCTTGAAACTATTTAAGACGAAGGAGGCTATTATTATGAAGTACAAACTGTATCGTTCTTTTGGTGACCTGGACAAAGATGTGAAAAAGCATGAATTAGTTGCTGTCGAGTATGGCAGTACGATTGAAGACGTAGAGGACGCACTGATAAAGGATGTGGCCGATGATTTGGCTGGTGACACCAAATATGCTGGATGTGAAACATCTGCCTATGCGCCGGAAACTATAAAGAGTTTCCGAAAAGTGAAGCGATATAACTATGAAATGATGGGGATTGTTTATCCGCACTACGCAGAGACGAATGTACTGATTGACTATGGCATTATAGAGGAATCGGAAAATTGAGAGTTTGAAAAAATAGTTACTGCCCGGATGCCGCACCTGTCTAAAATCTGATGAGAAGGAGGCGTCGAACAATGTCAGATAAAACATATATTGCCATAGATTTGAAATCGTTCTACGCTTCCGTTGAATGTATGGAGCGCGGTCTTGATCCGATGACAACCAATCTGGTGGTCGCAGACGCCAGCAGGACGGAGAAAACCATCTGCCTTGCGGTATCTCCGGCTTTGAAATCCTATGGGATTCCCGGAAGACCCAGACTGTTTGAAGTCGTGCAAAAGGTCAAAGAGGTCAACTCCTTACGGCAGCAAAAAGCGCCGGGACGGAAACTGACAGGTTCTTCAGTTCAGGATGGAGAACTGAAAGCAAATCCCGCTTTAGCTGTAGACTATGTGGTGGCACCGCCGCAGATGGCACATTATATGAAAATCAGTGCCAGGATTTATGGGGTGTATCTCAAATATATCGCGCCGGAAGATATTCATGTTTATTCGATTGATGAAGTCTTTATTGACGCAACCAGTTACTTAAGAACGTATCAGTTGACACCCCGTGAGTTGGCAATGAAAATGATTCTTGATGTTCTGGACACTACTGGAATTACTGCGACAGCCGGAATTGGCACGAACCTGTATCTCTGTAAAGTTGCGATGGACATAGAGGCAAAGCATATTTCGCCTGATCAGAATGGTGTCCGGATTGCCGAACTGGATGAAATGTCGTACCGCCGTTCCCTGTGGTCACATCGCCCTTTGACCGATTTCTGGAGGGTGGGAAAAGGATACGCAAAGAAGCTGGAAGAACATGGACTTTATACGATGGGCGACATAGCCCGCTGTTCGGAAGGTAAACCATGTGACTACTATAACGAGGAACTTTTGTATCAGCTTTTCGGTATCAATGCAGAATTATTGATTGACCATGCCTGGGGGTGGGAGCCTTGCACGATTGCTGACATCAAAGCGTATAAACCGGAAAGTAACAGTGTCGGTTCCGGTCAGGTGCTGCAATGTCCATATTTGTTTGAAAAAGCAAAACTTGTAGTGCGGGAAATGACCGACCTGCTGGTACTGGATTTGGTGGATAAAGGGCTTGTGACAAACCAAATTGTTTTGACAGTCGGTTATGATATTGATAATCTGAAAGACCCGGCGCGACGAAAGAAGTATCATGGAGAAATCAAGACAGACCGATATGGCCGCAGCATTCCAAAGCACGCCCACGGTACTGCCAATCTGAAAAAATATACTTCTTCCACCCGTTTGATTACCCAGGCTGTGATGGATCTGTTTGATCGAATTGTAGATAAAGATCTTCTGGTACGCAGGATTAACATGGCTGCTACTCATGTTATCACTGAGGCCGAAGCACAGGCGCAAAGTGAAAATAGCTTCGAGCAACTAGATTTATTTACAGACTATTCCGCTCGTCAAAACCTGCAGGAAAAGGAAAATGAGGAACTGGAGAAGGAGCGGAAAATGCAGCAGGCCATGCTGGAAATCAAGAAAAAATTTGGCAAGAATGCAATCCTGAAGGGAATGAATTTGCAGGAAGGGGCGACGGCAAAAGACCGCAATCAGCAGATTGGAGGTCATAAAGCATAGAAATATTTGAGCCAGCAAATATCCGGAAGAGGTGATAATTATTTTGCTAAATAGAGATAACACAAAAAATTCTTATGATGACATTATCAATCATCCCCATCACGTTTCTACACGGCATCCCAGGATGCCGATGATAGACCGGGCGGCCCAGTTTTCTCCATTCGCTGCGCTGACCGGATATGGTGAGGTGATAAAGGAAACCGCTCGGCTGACAGATCGCAAGCCGGAACTTTCTGAATCGGAAAAAGCAGAGCTGGATTATAAGCTACAGATGGCTTGTGATTATCCCGGAGAAAAGCCAGCGCTTACAATTACTTACTTTGTTCCGGATCAGAGAAAAGCTGGCGGTTCTTACCATACGATTTCCGGACAGATTAAGAAAATAGATGATTACCAAAAGCAAGTGATTCTGATGGATAAGACGCGGATTGATGTTGACTGTATTCTCGATATAGACGGACAAATCTATGAAATCGCCAATGAGTCAGAAACAGATTTTGATTAAGCTCTGATTGTTATACCGTATTTTCGATGGAACGCGTAGCGTAAAGCGTTCGGGACGAATGCGCAGCCCCGTATCGCCAGATACGGATCTTCAAGGGGATTGGGGATTTCCCCAACGAGAAAAATACCGATGCAGCCCGGAAAGCCGCACCGGTATTTTTGCCTTTGTATATACAAAGGCCCTGCTCGCCAATTTGTGCAATCCTACGATTGTGTTATTCTGGCCTTGTTATCGAACGCAAACAAACCACTTGAGAAACCGAATTTTCTCTGATAAAATAAAATGTATGATCTTGATAATCTGCGATTTGAATTGGAACGAGAGGTACTACAATGGCCGTAAGTTACAAAAGACTGTGGAAACTCTTGATTGACAAAGACATGAAAAAGAGCGATTTAGAGAGAGAAGCAGGCATCAGTCATTATACAGTTTATAAGTTAAGTCATGGAGAGAACGTGACGACAGAAGTTTTAGAGAAAATCTGTAAAGCTCTTAACTGCTCTGTTGAGGAAATAATGGAATTTACTAATGATGAATAAGCACCATTGGGAACATAGGACTTAATAGGGCGATCTATAAATTATACCAAATTAAAATGATCCTCAAGTAATGGAGATGAAGATATGGGATACCAAAGTGAAGCAGAGCTTGAACTGCAATTTATTGATCAACTGAATAAGCAGGGATATAGTACCGTTTTTATTCCTGACTATGATACGTTGGTCGAGAATTTTAAAGTGCAGTTTGAGACGTTTAATGCTGATAAACTCGATAACCCCCTTACTGATAAAGAGTGGGAACGCATTCTTAACCTGATGCTCGGAAAATCAGTTTTTCAGAGTGCGAAGATACTTCGGGATAAATTTGTGTTGGAAAGAGAGGATGGAACGAAGGTTTATCTCTCATTCTTTTCCAATGATCACACAAAGAATATTTTTCAGGTGACACATCAGACCACCGTTGTCGGGAAGTACGTTAATCGCTACGATGTAACTCTTCTTGTCAACGGACTTCCACTGATTCAAGTGGAATTGAAACGTAGAGGCATTGACATCCGAGAAGCGGTTAATCAGGTGATGCGCTACAAGAAGCATTCGTACAATGGACTTTACCATTATATCCAGATCTTCATTGTTTCCAATGGAGTAGACACGAAGTATTTTGCAAATTCAGACCGTGAGATGCTTCACAGCCTTGCTTTCTTCTGGACGGACTTTGATAATGTCCGACTTACCAACCTGAAGGATTTTTCAATAGTATTCCTTGCCCGTGATCACATTATCAAAATGTTGGCGCGGTATATGATTCTGAACGATACGGATAAGCTGCTTATGGTTATGCGTCCCTATCAGGTGTATGCTGTTGAAGCACTCGTCCGGCAAGCAACACTGACCAATCGCAACGCCTATGTCTGGCATACAACCGGTGCGGGCAAGACGCTTACTTCATTCAAGACGGCGCAGATCCTTGCGGCCAATCCAAATATTAAGAAAGTTATTTTCCTCGTTGACCGTAAGGACTTGGATTCTCAGACTACGGAGGAATTCAATAAGTTTGAAAACGGATCAGTGGATGCGACTGACCGCACTGATGTCCTTGTGAAGCAAATGCAAGACAAAAACCGGCAGCTTATTGTAACCACCATGCAAAAGATGGCAAATGCCGTCAAGCGTCCGCAGTACGCAAAGATTATGGATGCATACAAAGATGAGAAAGTAGTTTTCATCATCGACGAGTGCCACAGAAGTCAGTTTGGAGATATGCACAAAGATATTGTGCGGCATTTCCAGAAGGCTCAATTCTTTGGATTTACAGGAACGCCACGTTTTGAAGTCAACGGAAAGGTAGAAGGAAAAATCACGCAAACCACAGAAATGCTGTTCGGGGAGTGCGTCCACAACTACTTGATCAAAGACGCTATCTTTGACAACAATGTCCTCGGCTTCCATGTGGAGTACATAAAGACGATGGAGGGCGATTTCGACTGGGATGATCCTACTCTGGCGGATGCCATTGATGTCAACGAGCTTTATATGTCCGAAGAGCGTATGTCTCTGATTGCCAATCACATCATCCAGAACCATAAGGCAAAAACGCGAAACAGACAGTACACCGCGATCTTTGCTGTTTCGTCGATTGAGGCGCTGGTCAAGTATTACGACATTTTTAAAAGCATAAAGCATGACCTTAACATTTCCGGGATTTTCTCTTATGGGCAGAATGAGGATGCGGAAGGCAAGGACGAGCACAGCCGTGACGCTTTGGAGCGGATCATCAAAGACTATAATGAGATATACAGCACCAACTTTTCTACGGATACTTTCGCAGCTTACCACAAGGATATTTCCGACCGTGTAAAAGGTAAGAAGACGAAACCGCTGGACATCTTGCTTGTAGTCAATATGTTCCTCACTGGCTTTGACAGTAAAACACTTTCTGTCCTCTATGTGGACAAGGATTTGAAGTATCACGACCTGCTACAAGCCTATTCCCGCACGAATCGTGTAGAGAAAGAGACTAAGCCATTCGGTATTGTTATTTGCTACCGCAACCTTAAAAAGCAGACGGATGATGCGCTTACCCTGTTTTCAAAGACGCAGGACACCTCCGGCATTATTGTACCGGACTATAACTTCTTCGTCGAGAAATTTAACGAAATGGTCATCAAACTGAAAGAGATCGCTGATACTCCTGCAGCTGTGGACACCATGCAAAGTGAAGAAGACCAAAAGCTCTTCGTTGTCACTTTCCGCGAACTAACAAAGTATTTGCAATCGCTGCATACCTTTATCGAGTTCAGCTTTGACCAGGATGCACTCACGATGTCTGAGCAGGAGTATCAGGACTATAAAAGCAAATATATGCTGCTCTACTCAAAACAGAAAGCAGACCGTGAGGTTGTATCTGTTCTGAATGATGTGGACTTCTGTATTGAGCTTATGGAGAGCGACCGAATCAATGTTGCCTACATCATGAACCTTATCCGCAATATCCACTTTGATGATGCGAAGCAAAAGGACTATGACATCAAACATATCAAAGATGAACTTGGTAGGACGGACAACCCACAGTTGCTTAAAAAGGTTGAAATCCTGCAATCCTTCTTGGATACGGTTGTCGCAGGGCTTAACAGCGCCGATGAAATTGACGCTGCCTACAATGATTTCGAGAACGCAGAAAAGCAAAAAGAGATTGAAGCCTTTGCACAACAAGAGGACATCGACTCTAAGATGCTTACTGATTTCATCTCAGAATATGAGTTTTCCGGCACGATGGATGCCGGGAATATCCGCGACCGGCTTACAAAACCGATGCCGCTCTTGAAGAAGCGTTCACTGGTCAACCGTATCGTAGAGTTTATCAGGAAACACGCAGAGAAATACCAATAAGGAGAATGTGAAATGGACAATTCTATTCAGGCTCATCAGAAAGAGCTTTGCAACAAGCTCTGGGCAATGGCAAACGCCCTTCGTGGCAATATGGAAGCCTACGAGTTCAAGAATTACATCTTAGGCATGATTTTCTACTATTACCTTTCGGACAAAACCGAGAAGTACATGGTCAACCTTTTAAAAGATGATGGAATCAGCTATGAAGAGGCATGGGCTGATCCTGAGTACAAAGAAGCTGTTGTAGAGGAAGCGCTGCGCGACCTCGGCTATGTGATTGAGCCGCAATTTCTCTTCCGCAAGATGGTTAAAATGGTGGAGAACCGCTCCTTTGACATTGAGTTTTTACAGAAGGCAATCAACTCGCTGATGGAGTCTACCATCGGTAACGACTCTCAGGATGACTTTGACGGCTTGTTTTCTGATATGCAACTTGATTCCACGAAGCTTGGACATACAGTTAAGGATCGCAGTGCCGTTATGTCAAAAATTATATCTTCTCTCGATGAAATCAATTTCGGAGTGGAGGACACAAAAATTGATGTATTGGGTAATGCCTACGAATATCTGATTGGACAGTTTGCAGCAACTGCTGGTAAAAAAGCCGGTGAGTTTTATACGCCTTCGGGACCTGCCGAGTTGCTTTGCCGTATTGCTTGCCTTGGATTGACGGATGTAAAGGATGCAGCTGATCCGACTTGCGGTTCAGGCTCTCTGTTGCTACGTTTGAAAAATTACGCAAATGTCAGAAACTACTACGGGCAGGAGCTTACATCGACCACATATAATCTCGCTAGAATGAACATGATTCTGCGCGGCATTCCATACCGTAATTTCAACATCTATAATGGAGATACCCTGGAACATGACTATTTTGGTGAGAAGAAATTCCGCGTTCAGGTAGCCAATCCACCGTATTCTGCAAAATGGTCTGCTGATATGAAGTTTATGGAAGATCCTCGATTCAACGAATACGGTAAACTTGCCCCGAAGAGCAAGGCAGACTTTGCTTTTGTACAGCATATGGTCTATCACATGGATGAAGACGGACGTGCTGTTGTCCTTCTTCCTCATGGTGTTCTATTCCGTGGTGCTGCAGAAGAGGTGATTCGTAAACATCTTATCCAAAAGCTGAATGTGTTGGATGCCGTTATTGGTCTTCCGGCAAATCTCTTCTTTGGCACGGGCATTCCCGTCTGTGTTCTCGTCCTAAAAAGAGAACGTAACGGTAATGCAAATAACATTTTGTTTATTGACGCTTCTAAGGACTTCGAAGCCGGGAAAAATCAGAATATCCTTCGACAATGTGATATTGATAAAATTGTGGACGCATATCAGCGCCGCGAGGATATCGATAAGTATGCTCATGTGGCAACAATGCAGGAGATTGAAGATAACGGATTTAACCTCAACATTCCCCGCTATGTTGACACTTTTGAGCCGGAAGAAGAAATTGATCTGAATGAAGTGGCTGTGGAAATTCGCAAACTCCAGCGTGAAATGAAAGATATTGATGCGGAATTGAAGCCGTATTTCGATGAGTTAGGGCTGGATTTCCCATTTGATGTGGAGGGCAAATAATTATGGAAAATGTATCCTCAAGTAACGGTCTCGAAAAGTATCCGAAGCTGCGGTTTCCGGGGTTTGATGAGCCGTACATGGAATGTCGAATAGGTGAAATATCTTCTATGATCAAAAGGTCTGATCCACAGTCCAATGCTCCGGTTATGATGCTTAGTGCCGGGAATGGATTTATTATGCAGTCTGACAAATACTCCAGAGACAATGCTGGTCAAAGCCTAAAGAAATATATTCTTTTGAAAAAAGGTGAGCTGGCATACAATCACGGTGCTTCAAAGGCTAAACAATTCGGTTGCTGCTATGAATTGCAAGAGGAAGAAGCTAGAATACCATACGTCTATCACTGCTTCAAAGTTTGTGACACCGAATATACGCCTTATGTTGCTTTGGAGTTAAACAATCCAAAGATGGATAAACAATTAAAACGACTTGTTTCATCTAGCGTTCGGATGGATGGACTTCTCAATATATCTTATGAGGAATATATGAGTGTCCAGGTGTACCTACCAGCTTACTCAGAACAAAAGCGAATTGCAGATTTTATTGAAAAATTGGATGAAAGAATCGCAAAGCAGGAGCAACTTATTGAAGCTCTCAAGAAGTATAAAAGAGGTGTCATTACCTACATCTTTTCCGGCAAATGTAACAAGTTTGCTGCTGAAGCCACATGGACAGAGAAGACACTTGCTGATTTGTGTTGTGAGTTCAGAAGCGGGCGAAACATATCAGCATCACTCATTACCGAAACTGGAGAGTATGCTGTGTATGGTGGAAATGGTATACGAGGGTATTGTGACCATTATAGTCATGAAGGTGAATATGTTGTAGTAGGAAGACAGGGCGCATTATGCGGAAATGTTCGGCTTATTCAGGGCAAGAACTATTTGTCTGAACACGCTATTGCCGTTCAGGCAAATGATGAGAACGACACTAAGTTTTTATTGTTTTTACTTTACTTCATGAAACTCGGTCAATATTCAGATCAAGGAGCACAACCCGGCCTTGCTGTAAATAAGCTACTAAAACTCAAATGCACTGTCCCAGATAAAGAAATTCAATCGAAAATAGCGTCATTTCTTTTGAACATTGATTTACAAATCTCTAATCATGAAAAAATGCTCTCTTTTCTTGTCGATCAGAGGAAAGCTTTCCTGCAACAACTCTTCATATAAAGAGTTGCTGCAAGAAAAATGTTTTTGCGCGTTCAAGATTGTCCAGTAGTGCCTGCTCACTTTTTATTTTGTATTCTATTCTTGAGAAAATTGTACCAATTTGTTTTTGGGTTTCAAGGGGAGGTACTCGAATTGAAACCTCCAGAAAATCTTCTGCATATATTCGATACTGTCCGTAGAGACAACCTTGACGATATTTTAGTATTTGATGAAGCACAGATTTCTGTTGAATTGCTTCACTTATAAACCACGGATCAGCACCGGAAATCGAGAAAATCTCATATACATCAGAAATAACCGCAGATCCGTACAAATTAAGTCCAATAGATCCTACATCCAGATTGTTTGAGCTATATATAAAATCATTAAGATCAGTACGCTTATACAATTTTGTGCTTGCATCTTTTACAAGAAAGCCTCGATCATAACGCTCTCCTTTATCACATACTCCTCCTGTTGCTGTGAAAGCCATAAGTGGCGCATCGGGAGTTGGAAGTTGTTTTATGTTTTTTGAGTTTAGATAATCGCCAATTTTATGAACATTCCATACTGATTTCGTAACTTTAATCTTTTCACACAATATCTCATGAAGTAGTCCTCTTTTATACTTCTGT